CCGATACTCGCCCTGCACACCGTGTTCCTCCGCCAATTCTTTGAGGCTCTTCCGGCCGCACATGCCCTTCATTACCCCGGCATTTTTCTGGGCAGGCACCGCTACAAAAGAGAATTCATAGGCATCCATGGGTTCTTTCAGAATGGCGCAGCACAGCTGGCCGTCGTAATACTCGCCTTTCTGATGGCCGCAGACCCCATATTCACCGCCGCAGACGGAGCAAACGCTTGCCCCCATGGCGCAGCCTACAGACACTTCCTTCTTGATGCCGGCCTCAATGTCGGCAATAATCTCATCGTTGCTGCCGCCCCGACGGATGTAGGCCCAGGCCTTGATGTAGCTGACGCCCTCCTCCCGGACCACCTGGGTCTCAAAGATCCGGGCCACCTGACTCTCGCTGTTCCACTTGTGGTCCATGATGCCTGTCTTACCAATGAACAGCTTTGCCAGAGCCGGCAGCGCTGCGGTGTCGAACCGTTCGCCGTCCCGGTCTACCTGATCGTCGCAAAGCCGCAGGGAGAAAACATACACCTGCTGCTCCGTCAGTTTTGCCTTTGCCTGGGCATTGATGGCCTCCAGCTGCACCGCCGTAGGCACACCGCCCTGCAATACATTCGTCCCCTTTTTAACTTCCATTTCCAAACCTCCTGTTTTCGTTTTACTTCCCGGCCTGGGCCAGCGCTTTTGCCGCCTGCGCCTTGTAAAGTTCCGCCTTGGCCTCTTCCGTAATATCCTGCAGGCTGATGTCGTTCCACTCGATTTCCACTCGATCATCCAGCCCCTCCAATGCAAGATACATTCTGCATATCTTGTTGAGGATTGGCTGCACTGTCCGGCGCAGTGCCCACAGTTCCGAGGTCAGAATGTCCGCCTGCTGGGTACTCATACGCTCGGTGGTGCTCCAGTTCAGACCTAACAAAAAGGGCGGTAGTCCGGTTTTCGCCACCAACTGCTCCAAGATCTGCCGTACCGGCACCTGGGAATCCAAAATCGGCGCTTCCCCGCCGATAACCTTGATCTCAACATCCCCCACAGCCACGAAATCCCGCACCATACCGTTTTTGCCGTCCTCCATGGCCTTTGACCATTCCGCAGCCACCTGCTTGCCCCGTTCCTGTACCATGGCCGGGTCCATATCCTCACCGCCCTTGCAGATGACGCTGTAACGCACATTTCCCGCCCGCTCCCAGTTAGAGCCGATGGCGGTGTATATCTTCATGAGAATATCCGCCAAAAAGGGCATGCCCCGGAACAGACTCACACCGTAAGGATGGGCAGGCTCCGGATTTAAGGTGGTAAACAGCAGCAGATGCTGCCAAGGGAGCGGCCGCATATTTCCGTTTTTATCCGGGCCCCACAGCACCGTGCTTAAAGGGCCATCCCCTTCCACTGCCTCCAGCCGGGTCACATCTCCCCAACAGACGCCCTGCAGCTTGCCGCCAGCCACTATCATCTCTCCCACTGCTCTGCCGTAGGTCAGCAGACTGTCGGTAAAGCCCACAAGAAAGCTGTCGATACCCACCTGCCCCCGGCCGCAGGGTACTGTCCGCAAGAAATTCTCCAACTTTTCCTGCGCATAGGTACTGCGGCACTTGACACTGAAACCACCGGACAGCCGCACCAGTTTTCCCACCGCCGCATCCAGCACCGGAATCGCCTCCCGCAGTTCCCGATAGACCCGCTCCTCACCGCCGCCCAGGGGCATAAAGCCCTTCAGTGCGCCAAAAGGATGGCTCTCCCCCGTGCGCAGCTGACAAGCTGCCGCTGAGACCGTTTGTTCCTTCCGTTTCCGTTTCATTTTTCCCATTCTCCTTTCAAATTCAGTGTTTCTTCCGCTCCACGCTGCAGGCCACGAACCCGCTCCCCTGCTTCCCCAGCACCGTGGCGGCAAAATACCGCATATCGTCCATGGCGTGGTCGTTTTCCTTGCGAACCTTGTCTTTGGCCCCGCTTTGCAGATCCCAGACATATTCATCCATTTCCCGGAGACAATCCTTGCACCCCTCGCAGATGACCAGCTTGCCCTCCTTAAGCAGATCCGAGGTCAGCCGGATGCCCGACAGCACATCATTGTCCGCCTTCTGCACTCGCCAACCCTTACGCCGCAGCACCTCAATAAAACTGGCCGCCGAGGGATCTACGATCACCGCAGCGATTTTCCGATCCCCTGCCAATTTCTGCAGCGCCCCGGCATACTCCTCATCCGTCATCTGATGCATGGCGGTGCGGGAATTAAAATAAAACTCCTGCACCCGGTACCACACTCCCTCCTGCAGCCCCCAAAGGCCCATAGAGGTGGGATTCACCGTTCCGTAATCGCAGGAAATGTACCATTTTTCGTATTTCCCCTCCGGCGCAGGCTTCACCATATCCGGGCCGAAGAAATCGTAGACCCGCCCCTCCGCCTGGGCCCATTGGCCTAAGATATAGCGCCGGTAGAAAACGCCGGTGTAAAGCCTTTGATACCGCTTTCGGATGGCCTCCGTCAGGGACGGATTGTCCTCCATGGTAAAATGCAGCCGCAGGCAACTGCGCTGCTCTGCCTCTAAAATCCAGGTCTTGTAAAACCAATGACTTGGTCCTGCAGGATTGCAGTTGAACCAAAGCCTGCTCCCCGCCACAGAGCACCGGGCGCAGGCTTGCTCCACAAAGCTGCGGGGCATCAGCGCCACCTCGTCCAGCAAGACCCCGGCAAAGGTGATGCCCTGAATGAGGCTTGCAGAGCTTTCGTCCCGACCGCCGAAAATGTAAAATTGATTTCGATGGCCCTTAAACGTCACCGTCACCAGGTTTTCAGATCTTTTTTCCTTCCACACCGCCCCCAGCGCCTCCAGCCGGGGCAGAATCTCCGACAAAACATTTCTCCTGAGCGATGCGATGGTCTTTCCGCAGACACCGAACCGCACCCCATCGAAGCACACCATCGCCCAAAGGAAAAACGAAAGCCCCATGGCCAGCGTTTTTCCCGACCGTACCGCCCCATCGCAGACGATAGCCTCTTTGTCCTGATCCACGCTCCCGGACATCCACCATGTCAGCACCCTGCGCTGCTTGGGAGAAAAGCTGGCATACCCCAAGCCTTACGCCTCCCCTTGCAATGCCTTAAGAAAAGACTCCAAGTCCTCTCCCCCGGCCTGCGCCAGCAGCGCCAACTGTTCCAAAGCCTTCAGCCGATCCACAAGCCGCACCTCCACCGTGCCCTTGTCGTTGCGCTTGACCTCGGTAAGCAAACTTAAGTCCAGCTTTTCCAGCACCGCATCGTCCTGCAGCACCAGCTTGACGCAGTCGTTCGCCTTACCAAAGGCCAGCTCTGCCAACCGCCGGGCCACATCCTCCTTGGTCAGCTGCCCGGAGCGGATGCGCTGCCGCAGCTCGGCTTCCCCACTGATCTGTCCCATGACACCCCTCCCTTTCAACCCCACCTGAAAACAAAAAGGAAGTTGCACTTTTCTGTGCAACTTCCCAAAAAATATAAAATCTCATTTGTAGAGGGCGGCGCTCACGACGCCCCAAAAAAAGGCCGCATCACCCGATGCGGCCTTTCTCTTTATTCAAAACTTCTCCATAATCCTCTGCGTACCCTTCTCCAGCACCCCATCGGCGCTTTCTCCAATGGCCTGCTTTAAAAGGTCGCCTTCCGTGTCGCTCCCGTGGGGCACAGCCCATGCCCCGGCATCCGTGCCCGGGGCTATAAGCCCACCCATTGCGGCAAAGGCCGCCACATTTTCCATGGCGCTTTCCAAAATGGCACAAACCGCCTTCTCGTCAAACCGCCCTTTTCCTCTTAAATTGCCAATGGTAGAGAGCGTCGGCACCCAAACCGTTCCCTTTTCCGCCATAGCCGCCAGGGCATCAGCATCCAAATACGCCCCGTGCTCTACAGAATCCACACCTGCCCAAGCCGCAGCTTCTACCGTCCGGGCTCCGTTGGCATGGGCCATCACAGAAAATCCCTCCTCGTGAGCGATGTGCACCAGCTCCCGGATCTCGTCGGCAGGCAATCCATCCTCTGTCAGCACCCCAAACCGGTCAAAATCCATCAGCCCGGAGATCATGATCTTGATAAAATCCGCCCCGTCGGCCCTTGCTTTTTGCACCAAACCGGCATATTCCCGGAAATTTTCATACTTTTCGCCAATAAAAGCGCCATAATGCCCCGCTTTGCACAGCGGTGCCAAAGGTGTCCGATACCGGATGCCAAACTCCTGTGCCATCTCCCGGGCCGCCTTGCCCACGCCCCAGCGATCACCGCCATCCCGCAGGTAGGTAACCCCCATGTCCCGGTAGATTTCCAGGGCTTTCCGGATAAAGGCCTTGTTCGGCCCTTCTTTGTGCCGCCCAATGGCCGCTTTCCAGTAAGCGCCGTCGAGGACCATGTGCATATGACAGTCGACCATGCCGCCACTTCCTTTCTTTTTTCAGTATACCAAATTCCCCATAATTGTCAAATTCCCAATTTGTAAACTTTTTTCCATCCTCTTGCAAGTGCCATCCTACCGTGGTAAAATACCAATAATGTGCTTATTTTGGAAGTGCTTTCCCTAATGCAAGGAGGAACCCGAACGATATGATCAGAAGACTTGCCCGGAGCATCCGGGAATACAAGTGGGCGGCCTTTCTCAGCCCTCTGTGCATGGTTGGCGAGGTAACTATGGAGGTCATCATCCCCTTGGTGATGAAAGACCTCTACGACTTGGGTATCGAGCTGCAAAACATGGATGTGATCGTACAGAAATCCATCCTGCTGGTATTTTGCGCCCTTTGCTCCCTGGCCTTTGGCGTGGCATCGGCAATTTTCGCTTCCCGTGCCGCCACCGGTTTTGCCAAAAATTTGCGCCATGATATGTTCTACCATGTGCAGAAATTCAGCTTCAGCAGTATCGACAAATTCTCCAGCGCCTCCATTGTTACCCGGCTGACCAGCGATGTGGCCAATCTGCAGATGACCTTCCAGATGTCCATTCGCATGGCAATCCGCTGTCCCGTAATGCTCATCATGGCCCTCATCTCCGCATGGCAGATCAGCCCCGAGCTCAGCCGTGTCTACCTGATGACCATGCCCATCCTCATGGGTGCTCTGATCCTGCTGGTGCCCAAGGTCTTCAAGATCTTCGATAAGGGCTTTAAGATGATCGACCGGCTGAACAATGTGGTCCAGGAAAATGTCCACGGCATCCGTGTGGTCAAGAGCTTTGTCCGGCAGGACAAGGAGACCGAGAAATTCACCGACATTTCCTCCGACCTTGCCACCCAGTTCTCCAGGGCCGAAAAGATCCTGGCGCTGAACAGCCCCATCATGATGTTCTGCGTATATGTCTGCATGCTCACCATCTCCTGGCTGGGCGCACAGATGGTAGTCGCCTCCGGAAACGATTCCCTCTTTGGCCTCACCACCGGCGGTCTGAGCTCCATGTTCACCTACACTACTCAGATTCTTTCGGGCCTTATGATGCTGTCTGTTGTCTTCGTCATGATGACCATGAGCCGCACCCCCATGCGCCGGTGCTACGAGCTCCTTTCTGAAGAGCCGGATCTCTACTCCCCCGAAAATGCCGTCACCGAAGTTCCCGACGGCTCCATTGACTTTGAAAATGTGTCCTTCCGCTATAGCGCCAACGCCCAAAATATGGCTCTGAAGGACATCGACCTGCACATCCCCAATGGTGCCACCGTAGGTATCCTCGGCGGTACCGGCTCCGGCAAGTCCACGCTTGTCCAGCTGATCCCCCGGCTTTACGATGTATCCGAAGGCACCCTGAAAGTCGGCGGCATCAATGTCAAAGATTATGATATGGAAGTCCTCCGGGACAATGTGGCCATGGTTCTACAGAAAAACGAGCTGTTCTCCGGCAGCATCAAGGAAAACCTCCGTTGGGGCGACCCCAACGCTACCGACGAACAACTAATCCACGCATGTAAACTGGCATGCGCTCACGATTTCATCGAATCCTTCCCCGATGGCTACGATACCCATATCGAGCAGGGCGGCACCAATGTCTCCGGCGGTCAGAAGCAGCGGCTTTGCATTGCCCGGGCTCTGCTGAAAAAGCCCAAGATCCTCATTTTGGACGACTCCACCTCCGCCGTGGATACCAAGACCGACGCCTCCATCCGTGCTGCCTTCCGGGACGAGATTCCCGGCACAACCAAGCTCATCATCGCCCAGCGTGTGGCCTCTGTTCAGGATGCAGATATGCTCGTCATCCTGGATAACGGCAAAATCAGCGCCGTGGGCACCCACGACGAACTTCTTAAGACCTCCAAGATCTATCAGGAAGTCTTCCACTCTCAGCAGAAAGGAGGGCTTGAATAATGCCTCCTGCAAGAATGCGGGGTGACGGTCGGAAGGCCAAAGACCCCAAAAAGACCCTCCTGCGGCTCCTGAGCTACCTAAAAAAGTACACCGGTACCCTAATCATCGTGTTCCTGTGTATCATTGCCGTGGCCGTTTCCCAGACTACCGGCTCCACAGCCCTGGGCCGTATCGTGGACGATTTCATTTTGCCCATGGTCAAGACCGGCTCTGCCGACTTTGCTCCTCTGTGGAATTTTCTCATTCAGATCGCCTGCATCTTCGTGGTAGGCCTGCTGTCCAGCTTCTTCCAAAGCTATCTAATGGTCGGTGTCACCCAGGGCATCCAAAAGCTCATCCGTGACGAGACCTTCAAAAAGATGCAGACCCTCCCCATCCGGTATTTCGATACCAACACCGCCGGCAATATCATGTCCCGCTACACCAGCGACATCGATACCCTGCGGCAGATGATCTCCCAGTCCATTCCCCAGACAGTGTCCTCCGTCATCACCCTGATTGTGGTGTTCATCGCCATGATCTCCACCTCCTGGATGCTGACCATCGTCTCCATGATCACCGTGGTAGGTGTGGTATTCACCACCAAGTTCCTTGCAGGCCGGGCCGGCAAATACTTCGTAGGCCAGCAAAAGTCCCTCGGCGCTGTCAACGGCTACATTGAAGAAATGATCACCGGCCAAAAGGTGGTCAAGGTCTTCAACCACGAAGACGCCAGCAAGGCTTCCTTCGACAAGCTCAATGCCACTCTCTGCGAGAACGCCTTCTCCGCCGGCAAATTCTCCAACATGATGGGTCCCATCAATAATAACCTGGGCTACGTCCAGTATGCTATTTTGGCCATCGTGGGCGGCACCATCGTGGTCATGTCCGAAGGAAGCCTTCTGAGTCTTGGCAGCCTGATGGCCTTCATGACCCTCTCCCGGAACTTTAACCAGCCCATCAACCAGGTGTCCATGCAGTTTAACTCCATCAT